GCCTATCGCCCATGATTAAACAGCTGTTGGGTATTGACCGCCCACAGGTTGCCTAATGCCCGTTGCGTACACCGACCTATTTAATGAGGCGCTAGACGATTTAGCAGCCTTTCTAGGCACGGTAACGGGCCTGCAGGTGGTCACCGACCCTAGAAACCTTGTGCCGCCTTGTGCAATGATTGGCGCACCCAGCTTTACGGCTTTTAACTACAACATTGTGAAAATGACGTACCCAATACAGATCGTGACGCTTGGGCCGGGCAACCTTGACGCTATGCGCTCGCTACTGCATACCGCGTCACAGGTATTGGGTAAAAACGTTGCCATTACTGCAGGCAGACCGTTAACCCTTGACATTGGCGGCGTTACCGTACCCGCCTATGAGCTGACTGCCGAAATGCAGGCACAAACCGCATGACGTACGTAGTAGTTAGTCGACGTGTTGGCATACCGGGCGAACCGTACACGCCCGCTAGCGAGGCTGACGCACAACGCCTATTGGCAGGCGGTTTTATTGCTGCCGTGGGCGAGGTATCCACCAAAAAGCCTGCCAAAGCACGTAAAGTAAAACCAGAGACCACTAAGGAGAATTCCAATGGCAACTAGCACGTATCTCGCAAACCCAGCCAGCGTCAAAGTAGGCGGCGTAGAGCTGGGTGATCAATGCACCGCAGCCGTAATGACGGTTGCGTACGACACGCTCGAGGAGACCACTTTTGGAAGTCTGGCCCGCACCTACGTCAAAGGTTTGGAAACAAACACCTGCACGTTGACGCTGTACAACAGCTACGCAACCAGCGAAACCTACGTAACGCTGTTGGCGCTTGTCGGCACACAGGTAACCGTTGAAATCAAGCCAAGCAACGCCGCTATCAGCGCAACCAACCCGGTTCTGACCCTAACCTCAACCTTTATGCCCAGCTTGCCTGTCGCAAACATGGCGTTGGGTGAGCTGTCGACCATTGACATTGAATTTACGGGTGGCACATTCAGCCAAGACGTCACGCCCTGATTTAACCAATAATCATTAGACAGAAAGGCGCGTTATGAAAATCAAACTTGCGGTAACCCTTAAACCGGGTGACACACCAATTGAGGTCACAACAAATCTGTTGTGTATTACCGAATGGGAGAGGACAGAGAACCGCAAGCTCAGCGACGGGCGCGGCGTAGGCGCAACCGATTTATGTTCGTGGGCGTTTTTTATGTTTAAGCAATCAGGCCGATTGATTAAAGAAAACACGTGGAAAGAATGGTTGGCGAACAACCCTGAAATGGAAATTGAGGGGATTGATCACACCGACCCAAACCCTACGGAAGCGGCACATACCGCCGCCAACTAGCACAGCTGTTAGCAGCTACGGGGTTTTGGCCGCCTGAAATCCCGTTTGATAGCCGCGATTTGGCTACAGTTAATTACATTCTTAGCAAGGCGGCGCACAGATGACCACAATTCAAGTGTTTGGGGTCAAAGAGGCGTTAAAAGAGCTAAACAGCATTGACCGCAATTTACGCAAAGACATTAACGCCCGCGCCAAAGACATTGCCAAACCAGCCATAGACGGCATTAAAAACGCATACCCTGACAAATACCTAAGCGGCATGCAACGTAATTGGACACAACGCGGCAGGCCGAAATTCCCGTACGATCAGGCCAAAGCCCGTAAAGGCGTACAGCTCAAAATTGATACCAGCAAAAAAAACGTGTCTGTTATCCGTATTCAACAAATGGACGCGGCAGCCGCAATTATTGACATGGCGGGCAAACAGGGCGGGCGCAATGCTCAGGGCGGCAGGTTTGTTGACGCATTGGGCGCAATGTTTGGCCCACCGTCGCGCGTCATGTGGCCCGGCTACGAAAAAAACGGTACTGAGGTTGTGTTACGCATGACCAAAGTAGTTGAGGATTTAATGCAGCAGGTCAATAAGAATTTGGTGATGTAATGGCAATTCGCATACCAATTATTAGCGATTTTGACAGCAAGGGCCTTGACAAGGCCGTGCGCCAATTCGAGCAGCTAAAAACCACAGGCGAAAAAGCCCAATTTGGGTTACAAAAAGCTGCAGCCCCAGCAGGCGCAGCATTGTTGGGTTTGGCTGCCGCAGCCGGGTTTGCCACTAATGCCGCCATTCAAGACGCTGCCGCGCAAGACCAATTGGCAGGCGTGCTGCAACGCCAGACCGGGGCAACAAAACAACAGGTAGCCGAAACAGAGGCATTTATCAGCAGCCTCTCGCGGGCTACGGCTATGGCTGATGATGAGCTACGCCCAGCGCTGGCAAGCCTTGTGACCGCTACAGGCAACCTGCAAACGTCGCAAACATTGTTGCGCCGCGCCCAAGACCTAGCCGTTAGCACCAACAGCGATCTGGCTACAGCTGTAGACGCGGTGGCTAAAGCGTACAACGGGCAAACAAAAGGTTTAGCCAAGCTTGACCCGTCGCTACGTGACGCAATCGCTAGCGGCGCGTCATTCGACGAAATCATGCAACGGGTAGCGCAAACCACCGGGGGCGCAGCAGCAGAAGCAGCCAACACCACAGCCGGGCGATTTAAAACGCTGTCAATCCAATTTGGTGAGCTGCAAGAAACATTGGGCGCAAAACTATTGCCCGTTGCCGAAAGTCTGGTTGGCGTACTAATCAACGTGGTTGACATTGTCGCTAAAAACGCTGGCGTAGTCGTGGGGCTGGCGGCAGTACTTGGCACATTGGCAGGCATTATCTATGCCACAAAGGTTGCCTACGCCGCCTACAACGCAATTGCCCTGATTACCAAAGGCATAAATTTTGCGTTAGCTACGTCATTTACCGCGGTGCAGATTGCTACAGGTATCGGCATTATCACGGTGGCAGCAGGCGCAGCAGCGTTAGCTACCTACGTAATCCAAATGAAACGGCTAAACAATGAGCTGCCGCAAGCCACCGCAGCACAAGCCGCAAACAATGGCATTATCCGTGCAGGCGGTAAGGCATACATTGAAATTAACGGGCGTTGCGTCGAGCTAAACGCCAGCCTGTCACGCAACATAAACCTGTTAGATACCCAAAACAGGCGGCTAGAGGGCCTTGCCCGGTCATTTGGTATTACCACGTTTGAGACGGGCAGGTTTAGTGAAAAAGTAGGCGGCGGTGGTGGCGCAACCGAAAAGGTTATTGAATTCGGCAAACAGGTAAAAGACGGATTGACCGTCGCATTAGAGACCGCTAAAGCCAATTTGCAGAGCGCGCAAGACGCATTTACCGCATTTAAAGACACCGTAAAACTAGGCGTGCTGGCTGCCTTGTCATTTGGTGACGCTTACAAGCTCATTGATGACAACGGCAAAACCTTTATGCAAAACCTGAAAGATCAGGTAGACGGCATAAAGAAATACGCGGCAAACCTGCAAATACTGTTGACCCGTGGGTTGAGCCAAGACGCGCTCAAATACGTGTTAGAGGCTGGCGGCGAGGCTGGCGCAGCTATTGCAGCCGAATTGGTGGCAGGCACAACCGATCTGATTACAGGGCCGGGCGGCATTAACGAAATGGTGGCAGCTGCCAATGCTGCCGCTGACGCGGTAGGCATGCAGGCGGCGGGCAAGTGGTATCAGGCAGGTATTGATCAGGCCACCCAGATTGTTGCCGGGCTTGACGCACAGCTAGCGGCATTAACCCCGGCGCTAATGGCGCGTATGGATAAAATTGCTGCCAAGCTTGGGCGCACCGTTGACATAACCGTAAGGGTCAAAGAGGTGGTAACCCGCATTAGTGGCGGCGCACCGATCACCGCACCTAAAGACCTAATTAATCCAAGCACTATGGCTGCCACCGGGTTTGCCGGGGCGAGCCTGCCACCGCCCAGCAATTCGACTGTCAACGTCAACGTCAATGGCGGATTGGCTACTAGCGCCGAAATTGGGCAGGCGGTAGTTAATTCCATTCGCGCTTACACGCGCTCAGCTGGCCCGGCACAGCTTGACATAGCGCCGCTGTAATGGCTACCCCAATCGTTCAATCAGGCAACTACAGCCTGTTGATAGACACCGGGTTTATTGTTGACGGCTTCACTTTAGATGACAACCCAAAAGGCGTATTAAATAACACCGATTACGTGCTTAACGGTACGACGCAATTTGCTGACGTTACAGACGGCACGCTAAACCTTGCTATCAAACGCGGTAGGCGTGATGAGGGCGATCAATTCAGCGCCGGGACAATGTATTTTACGCTCAATGACACGCTGGCTGGCGGCGTATTCAACCCGTTTGACACCAACAGCCCGTTTTATGACACCGCCGAAAGCAAACCCGGCCTAGCGCCAATGCGCCAAGTTGAGCTAATCCGCTATGACCTAAGCAATAACCCTGAGCTGTTATTTACGGGCTACATAGTCAATTACGATTACAATTTTGCGTTGGGCGGAAATAACATCGTAACCGTGTTTTGCGCCGACCAATTCTATTTGCTAGCCCAAACCTACCTAGATGAATTTAACCCAACCCCTGAAACGTCAGGCGAGCGCATAGCAACCGTGCTGGCATTGCCAGAGGTTGACTACACCGACCCAACGAACATTGCCACGGGCACAGTCAATTTGGGGCATGACAGCAGTTACAACGTGCCAGAGGGTACAAACGTTTTGCAGTACCTATCGCAGATTAATGAGACCGCTGAATTTGGGCGGCTGTTTATGTCGCGTGACGGTGTACTGACATTTCAAGAGCGCATAGGCGCAACGCTTAGCAGCCCGGTAGTTAACTTCCATGATGACGGCACGAACACACCGTTTGACACCGTAGGTATTACGTTTGAGGCAGATCAGGTAGTGAACCGTGTAGCGATTACGGCCCTAGACGGCAAAAACGCGGTAGATGAGGATTTAACGTCAATTGCCACGTACTTTATCCAAACCACGTCAATTACGAACAGCCTGTTAGCCGATCAGGGGGAGATTGACGCAGCCGCCGCGTACCTGTTAAACGGTGAACCTGAAGCCCGCTATACCGACGTAAGCGTTGGGTTTATGTCGCTGTCAGCTGCCCAACGTGACGCTGTAGCTATAGTCGACATTGGGGACACAATCACGATTGAAAAGAGCTTTGCCACCGGGGTAACTACTACCAGCTTGGCGCAAGAGCTGAGCGTTGAAGGCGTTGAACACGCCATTGATTTTGCGACAGGCCATCGGGTCACATTGTTTACCGCCCCCACAACCATTGTGTTTGAGCTAATTTTGGGGGACAGTACCTATGGCGTACTCGACGCGCTAAATGTCCTAGGCTAAATGCCATGACTACGCCGTTCCCGTTTGTGTCCGGGGCTGTGCTGCAGGCCCAACAGCTCAATGACATAACCAACCTGCCCATTAATGACCAAACGGCTAATTATGTGTTGGTTGCGGGTGACGCAGGTAAA